AAAAATAGTAATACATATACATGTATGTAACTAGTCTGGCAAAAGTGGGGCATGGGGGGCGGGTATGGTCTAGCCAATGGCTAACTCCGCTATATCATAGGGTAACACGTTATCACGTGTTATAAATAATTATCGGCAAGGGAAACCTTGAGACGATGTAACCGCTAGCCAATGGCTAGCATATTTATAGGAGGCAGTTATGCCAAACAATACAAACGTAGTACTATGCGACCGAACACTTCACCTTGTGAGGGAAGATAGTAAAGGCCACAAGGCCAGCCAGAAAAGATCGTCAACGTTGATTGACCAATTGATAAAGATTGGTTGGACACGTGAGCAGGATCTTCAAGGTGATGATCGACAAGCTTTACGCGATGCATTTGCGCTTAGGTTCACACCTGAAGCAATCAAGCTTATCAGTAATAAGAACGCACAAGGCCATGACACGGCGCCAGATCACAATGGCTGTCACTTTACTACAGGTGGCAAACCTAAGAACCAAGCGCATTGGAAAGGCCAAATTACCTCTGGTCTTAACAAGCTAGGACAAGCCATCGAGAACCGCAAGGTCAAGCAAATCTCTGGTGGTGCAAATACGCCTCGTGATATCTTTACACGTGTTAAAGATGAGATTGCCAAGCTTAAGACGGCAGTCAAGAAAGAGATTGAAAAAGTCGATGACTTCGACAAGCAAGAGCAATTAGAGAATACTTTGGAATTGCTCAAAGCAATCAAATAAAACTATTGGGGAGCTTAATTGCTCCCCTTTTTTTTGTGCCAAATTTTTAAGATACCAGTGACTCAGACGCACCGAGCCTCGCACTATAACACGTTAGCCAATGGCTAGAAAAGATACCAGTGACTGCGGAGCGTCGAGCGAATGTTCCAACGTAAGTTATTGATATTATTGCAATGTTCCAAAAAAGGGGTGTAATGTTCCATAATGTTCCAAAATATTTACGAAAAAGGTACATTATGTTTTCGTGGTAAATGGTGGTAGCCAGTGGCTAGCAGTAATGTGTAGTAGTAGTAAAAAGGTCTATATATATATATATTTTTATAATGTTCCAAAAGTAAAAAATTACTATCCGCCTGTAAGATCCGCCTTTGCGCGAGTCCATTTGTTCCATTCTAAAATCCGCACATCTCAAGACCGTCCAATTTTGACCTAAAAGGAACTTTGGAACATTCCAATCTTTTCAAGCACTTCCAGACCACCACTTTGGAACATTATGGAACATTGCAGGACATTACACCAAACACCACCATTTAACACCAAATAAGTGAAAACAATAAGTAACCACATTGTTTGACATTTCCCGATACTTGTGTTATACTGCAAGTATGTTCAAGAAAAAAAATTATTTACTATGACGCAACACACAGTAACACGTCATACAACCCCTAGCCACTGGCTAGCAACAAACGGAGAAACAAATGCAATGTAAGAAATGTGACAATCAATTCTCAGTAGATCGAGCCATGTTAGGTTATACGACCTGTCTCGATTGTGGTGAGCAAGACGCGACCCAAGTCCGACTCGGCTGGACTGTCGTACCCTTACCTAAACAAGGTTACACGCGTATCACCAATGTCGAAGAACTAAAACACCTTAACCAAAAATCATTAGCCACTGGCTAGAGAGGAGAAACAGAATGACATTTGAAATACTAATATCAATGTACGTGGGGGCACTACTTGTTTACGTGCCATACGTGTTAACCAAGGTGGTCAGAACCAGACGAGAACATGACCGCCTACGTAAAGAGTTTATAATGCAACATCCAAACCATGAGTATTGGAACAGAGGAGGAGAAGATGAGTAAAGAAATTATCGATCAAGTAATAGATCAAATCAAAGAAGATGTGGGCATGGGTGACATGACCGCTATCGAAGAGTTGCTTCAAAACGTACCAGAAAAAAGTATGCAATCATATTTAGGAGAAGACCAATGAATACAATATCAACCCCAACCCTTGCGTCGTCAGCACTACTGGTTGACCTACGCATATCACAAGCAACGCTTAGGAAGAAAGACAAGAAAGCTTCACAAGAAGTTGTTAACACAAACAATGCCAAGAGCGGTGTTGCAGATGTTTACAAATCTCTTCTTGGTGATAGCGATATCTTCCAAGCTATTGGTAGACACGTGGGCAATGCACGTAACTTGCACGTGAGTATGACGACACCTTGGAGCGATGGTGGTCAACGCCTGATACCAACCAAGCGATACTTCGACTACACCAACACAATGTCAGACATGAAGAATGAGTTTGATAGTTTGTGTGAGAAGTTCTTTACGGAGTATGAGTTCCAAGTAGAGCAAGCAAAGGCTAAACTCGGTGACCTATTCAATGCGAGTGACTATCCAACATTAGATGAACTTAAGCTCAAGTTCGCGTGGAATATATACACGTTCCCATGTCCAGATGCAGGTGACATACGTGTCGATCTACCTGCCGAAGCACTCAAGCAAGTTCAAGAAGACTGCGAAGCAAGCTACAATGGTATGTTCCAGAAATCTATGAATGATGTGTGGACACGTTTACATGAGTCACTCACAAAGATGTCCAGGACTATCGACTTCAATGATGGCGAGAAGAAAAACATATTCCGTGACACGCTCGTATCCAATGCGACGATGCTCATTGATATGCTTGCCGACTTCAATCTCGATAATAATCCTGAGAAGGAGAAGATACGTCAACAACTAGAGTATGTGTTCCAAGGTGTTACACCTGATGCACTACGTGAAGACGCACACTTCCGCGCTCAAACCAAGAAGAACGTGGACGACATTCTTAAATCATTACCAACAATCGGTATTTAATCTAGCCACTGGCTAACAACAAAGAGGAAAACAAAATGAAACTAATAGAGAAAATAAACAATGCCATAGAAGGTGAACTCCAAGCATATTCCAAATACGAAAATGACATAGGAGATGTGGATAGCTTTGACGATGGGATACTTGAAGGTCGCAAAGAGTTCGCAGAAGAACTATGGAATTTAATTAATGAGGAGGAAAACAAATGAATAATTCAGCAACACAAATGTACGCGGTGTCACTTGACCAATGCGTAGATGCAATCGTGGCATATGGTGACAAGCGAACCATACTTGCTCAAGGTCACATGGGTATCGGTAAATCGTCGATGCTTACGACACTAGCAGAGCGACTACCAAACCATACGCCCTGTTACTTCGACTGTACCACCAAGGATCTCGGTGACATTATGATACCGAAGATGGCACAGTTAGATGGTCAGAACTATGTGACCTATGCAACCAATGAAGAACTTGGCGTACACTTGAACAAACCTATCATACTGATGATTGACGAGTTCGGTAAAGCTAACCCTGCGGTGAAGAACGCACTACTGCGTATTATACTAGAGCGCAAGATTGGTAGCTATGAACTACCAGAGGGAAGCATCGTGTTTGCCACGACGAACCTTGGAGCAGAGGGCGTTGGTGATATGTTGTTACCACATCAACGTGATCGTGTAGCAACTGTTAAGATACGTAAACCTGACCACCTTGAGTGGATCGAGTGGGGTATCAACAACGATGTACACCCATCGGTATTGGGGTTTGTCAAAGACTTCCCTGCGGTATTGCAGACATTCGAAGATGTCAAAGACCCAACTGAGAACCCATACATCTATCACCCACAACTACAACGCACGGCCTTTACGACACCACGTTCCCTACATATGGCGTCCGACTTACTGCACGCACGAGGGTCGATAGATGATCACACCCTAACAAGTTTACTCATGGGTACTATCGGTGAGCAAGGTGCGATGGACATGATGGCCTTTGTCAAACTAGCGGATCAATTACCGTCACTCGACAGTATCAAGAATGATCCCAAGAACGCGAGGGTTCCAGACAGTGCGAGTGCCACGTGTATGGTTGTGTACAGATCATTGGCATCGATGGAGAAAGACTGGATCAACGCGTGGATGGACTACATGCCAAGGCTAAACAAAGAAGCCCAAGGTATGTTCGTCAATGGTGCGAGGAACCCGAAGTACAGTAGGATCGACGTGGTTATGTCTAACGCCAAGTTCACTGAGTGGGCGAAGGACAACACGTATATGTTCACTGCTGATAAGAAGTAAGGTGTTATATGGTAGAAATCTACGTGAGTTTCTTTGGGCGATGTTTCAATACGATATCGTATGGTTGCCCGAAGAACCCGACGATGAACCACCATTTTAATTAGCCACTGGCTAGAGAGGAAAACAAAATGTTAATGTTAAATAATCTAACTGAGGAGCAACGCCTATCCAAGGCCGTTGTCTCTATCATGGGCAACGATGACTACGCCGCGTTGTCTGGTGTGTTGATGGTGGGTGAGAGGGGCATCAAAGATGATGTACCAACTGCCTACACCAACGGTAGAGATGAGTACTATGGTCGTGAGTTTGTTGCAGGGTTGACCGATCCGCAACTGCGCTTTCTTGTACTGCACGAAGTAGGACACAAGATGTACAGACACATTCACAACTACCAACATCTGGCCAAGCTAGATCCTGAACTGACAAACATGGCAATGGACTATGTTATCAACATACAGATCATGGACGAGAACAAGAATGGGTTCGTGGAGTGGATCGATGGTGGGTGTCTCGATGAGAAGTATCGGGGTATGAATACCGAGGAAGTGTTCAAGCTACTGTATGAGAAGAAACAAGGTAACACGTCATCAGGTGATGGCGACGTTAATGGCGGAGGTGATTCAAGTACCACAGGTGAACAAAACACCGCTATCGGTGAGCCGTTCGATGACCATGACTTCGATGGTGCGAAGGAGATGACCGAGGGCGAGAAGCAAGAACTCGAACGTGAGATCGACGAAGCGATACGCCAAGGTGACATGGTTGCAGGGAAGCTAGGCAACAAGGGTGCGCGTGATCTGGGTGAGCTACTTGAACCCCAAGTCAACTGGCGTGAGGTGTTGCGTGAGTTCATCTCGTCTACATGTGCAGGGAGTGACTACTCTACGTGGAACAAGCCCAACCGCAGATACATTGGTATGGATATCTATATGCCAAGCGGTATCTCTGAGAAGGTCGAGGAACTGGTATTAGCTATTGATACATCAGGCTCGATTGGCAGGAATGAATTGTCGGTGTTCTTGTCTGAGATCAAGTCTATCTGTGATACGGTCAAGCCGTCATGTGTACGCGTGTTGTATTGGGATACCGAGGTGTGTCGTGATGAGAAGTACGAGACACATGAACTGGATACGTTGGTCAAGTCAACCAAGCCGAGAGGTGGCGGTGGTACGAATGTAGAGTGTGTGCCAGAGTATATGGCCGAGCATGGCATTAAACCACAAGCCGTTATCGTGTTAACAGATGGTTACCTGTACGGTGGTTGGGGTCAGTGGACATGCCCTGTACTGTGGACAGTCTTAGATAATAAGACCGCGAAACCAAGCGTGGGTAAAGTAGTCCACGTCAAATCAAACAATATGTAAGGAGGAGAAGATGAGATATTACTTAGCAGATATCGGCTATTACTCTGATGATACAGGTAATATGTACAGTGTAAACACCGTTACGTTTATAACCGAAAGAGATGATCTTGATGCACACCATGAAATTGTGCGTGATAGGTGTGATCCTGTTGATAATAGCACTGCAAAATGGAGTGACGAAGAACAGTGTTACACCAATGCTTCGGGTGATCGTTACTATCTAGGACTACGAACCGAGATCGACAAGCATACATATGAACTCATTAAAGGCCATATAACTAACGAAAGCAAATTTAACATATTATAAACAAGTAGCCACTGGCTAGAGAGGAAAAACAAAATGTCATATAGACACTACAAAACAAATCTGGATACGTTTCACAGAGTGGAGGAAATGTACAACACAACCAAGCCGATGGTGAGTAAGAAGCACTCGCTATCAGATGACATAAGGCCACTCGGCCCGCGCAACCGTAAGTGGGAACGTATAAAGAAGTTCTCATATAATTGCTACGGTCTGATGGACGGCGGTGACTACGATGGTCTGGGTGAGCATACACGACAGTGGTATGACAGGCGCACCTTAAAACCTTCGGACATCAAACAAGAACAGGAGTTCGCGCCGATACTTTGGACATACGATGGAACGAGGGAGCGGATACGCATACGCAACGGACTAGATAACAGTGCACATACAATACGCTACACTATGCTAGAGAACGCGTTGCCGAGTAACATGGTGTTCTACAGTGACAACGGCAAACAGTACGTTGGTATAGAGCATGGCGATGGGAAGAAATATCAGAAAGACCGCGATTACTTTCTACCCAAGGGTGACTATCCACTTGAGTTCGAGCGAGAGGTGAACACGCATCTATGGCGTGTACGTGGTGACACGTATAAGTATGTGCACCCCAAGAAGCGTGTGGACAAGAAGCGTAAAGCAGAGATCAAACCATACAGTGATAAGCTACTAGAGTATGTAGTGAGTATGTACAATATCTTGCCAAGCACTGACTTTGATTACTTCAATAAGATGCAAGAAGAAATTAAGGTACATTGCGGCCATTCAAATTGGTACACCCTTCATAACCAAAATCTTTCTGATGTTATATGTGATCCAGAGTGGCACAGGCATGTAACAAGTCTGTTTCAATATGAGGTGTGGCAGTACTTACGTGACCGTCAACTGTGGAGTGAACGTGATAATATAGAAAACAAGTTAGGAGGTGATGTGGACTTGCCGACGCTACGGGCGAGGTACAACGACTTCATCAATAAATACTGTCAACTCGTATCTACAATAGAAGGGTCGGCTGAAATTATAATCAAGGAGAAACAAAATGAGTGAAGATATAAAAAGAGTGTTTGATCGAGTTAACGCAATAAAACTTGCAAACAAGATAGTGGATACACTTGCTTATCAGGATTTTTATAAAGAAGGTATCGGGTCAATCGAAATTGGTGATGATGATTTTGGAAATGACCCAGATGATTTTGAAAATAATTGGCTTTCTTTTATAGGCAAATGGGGAGTTTGGAGACAAGGCGAAGTACGCTATTTTTACGACGATTGGAGTTGGTATAAATCTGATTTCTATGAAGCCTATGATGAATTTTATAACAAGGAGGAAACAAAATGAGTAGAGATATAACAGAGCAAATAGATGATATTTGCAATAGCGAATATGGGCATACTAATTGGGCATTTGCTGACACCCTCTCTGCCGATGAGTTACTTGAGATCAAGGACAAAAAACTAGGAGATAAAATGCCTAGCATAATCTTTTATTATGATGAGCATAAAGAATGTTCTTGGTGTGGTTGGGATTATCCTGAAGACTTAAAATCCCACGAAGAAGGATTGTTGTGTAAAAAATGTTTTAACCAAGATAGAGAAGAGGAGAAAACAAAATGAACTATGAAGCAAAACGCGTGAGCGATATTAAAGGTAAAGGATATAGAGGAGGACACTCTGATATCATGCCTGAGATACAAGAGTTTGTATTTCAACTGAGTAAAGAGATGCGTGGTCTACAGTTTGAATACAAAAATACGTACCAAGCATATGTGTACATGGAAGGTCACCCCTTTTGCATGGGGTATATTGCCTTTGGTGACTTCCGCGAAAGTGGTAAGGGAGACAGTAACTACGTTGTGTATTCTCATAAGATACGGAATATGAAGTATTCAACCTACAGTCACCAACGTCATATGGCAATGTCTATACATTTGAAAGACGGTGTGAAGAATGCGAAGCGGTATCTTCAGAACTTTGATATGATTGACATAGCGGTGGAAACAGTACACAACGTGAAGCTACAATTTGGTTCGGCACGTGATAAGGTACGTAAGAACGCGAAGGATATTAAAGATAAATTGTTTACAAGCGAAGCTATGTATCGTGAGATGGAACACCTATCCAACTCTGGGCATGTGTTCATAGACCCCGCGTTTGGGCAACAAGTCAAAGACTTCATAACGTCTCAACAGGAGCATAAAATATCCGAAGCCAAGATGTTAAATCTGTGTCTTGTCAAGGTTTATGAGAAGTTCGGTACGCAACACTTTGATGTATTGCCGATAGATAACGCTAACAAACATTATTTACGAGACAGGTCGATGTTCAACGCAGAGGGCTTAAAGACCTACACCGACGATACGATTCCCCAGGAGCTGGCAGGTAAGCTATCTGTTGTAAACATCTTATCACAAGATCAGTATGTTGAGGATGTAGGCTACGCGTTGGGAGATGGTATGTACTATGTCTCAATCTGATATTCCCTCTGACACGTTATACCAAGTGTGGGCAGATCCTGATACAAATAATATCAGAGTACGATGTATTGGTATGAATTGTGTTGACAATGCATTAGAAGATAGCTATGACCATTGGGATGCACTACCTGAGTTTATCAAAGGCCGCGTGTCTGTGTTAATGATGGTAGAGCGTGGGAGGAAAATTAAAGGTGTTGGTATGCGAAAGACTAACTTTGTAGGTGCTGACACCTTTTATTTAGATTAACATGCTAGCCAATGGCTAGGGATTAAACATAGGGGGGTGTCCACATTCTCCTATGTGAAACCAGTTTTTTTGGAGGTAAAAACATGGCGATGACACCAGAAGCGAAGGTAAAGAAAACTGTAGTTAAACACCTTAAAGCTATGGGAGCGTATTACTTTTACCCAGTCACAGGTGGCTACGGCGGTAGCGGCGTGCCTGACATAGTTGGGTGCTATCAAGGGAAGTTCTTTGGTATTGAATGTAAAGCAGGTAAGAACACACCTACACCATTACAGGAAAAGAACTTAAGAGATATAGACGCACAGCGTGGAATCGCTATAGTTGTTAATGAAGAGAATATGAATGACGTTGAAGTATTACTAAGCGGTGAGAGGTAATGGCGTATATGGGGGCTTTATATTTTGTGCCCTTGATATCCACCGCAACAAGAGCCGTCCTCCGAAGTTCCATACGGTGATCTTGTCGGGTAAGGCACGATAAGCTTAGTCCTCTCATCTGTAAATGGGAGGCACATGAGGAGATGTTATGGAGTGTGAGTGGTGTCTTAGTGACACAGTAGAAAAGACAGGAGAATGGAGACGCGTAGGGCGTAGGATTAGAAGCTATTACCATTGCCACACATGCAACATGAGATGGAGTATTCAAAGTGGTATACAGAGAGGGCGGTCATTACCTGTAGCAGGATTTACAATGAACAAAGGTTATTACCCTTGGGATAAAGAGACATGGGAGTTTGATATGAACGAGGAGGAGCGATGGAACTAACCCCTGCACAACAAGAGGAACTGACGTTCTTACGTAAACAGGTAGACAACTACGAACGCCAAGCGGATGAACATCGTACTATGATAGGAGACACAATGTACAACGCCGCACAAGTAGAGTTAAAAAAATTTGTAGAAGGGCTGAGATTAAAAGGCTACAATATTTAGGGAGAGAGAAATGAAGAAACGGAAAGTAGAAGAAAAAGTATTTGAGTACTTGTTAGATAACCCACTGGCTACGGCAGATGAGATTACCAAGGCGGTTGGTTGTTCATATAGCTACGCAAAAGAAACACTAGCTCGCGTAGGTACACCAAAAGAAGTTTTCGTGAAAGAACAGTTCAAGAAAGACGCTAACCGCAGTGTTTTACTTGCCGAAGCATCGAGCCTTACGTCTGGTGAACGTAACAAAGATTACGGTGACCCTGTGGAGAATATGACCCACATAGCAAATATATTTAATGCTATGACAGGGCACAAGATAAAACCATCAGAAGTGCCTATGTTCCATATTGCTACAAAGTTAGCACGTAGGAGAACAAGTCCACTCAAGAGAGACCACTACGTAGACATCATGGCCTACGTTGGTATTGCTTATGAGTGTGAAGTGGAGGAAGAATGATGAATTGTTGGCACTGTAAAACGGAGTTAATATGGGGTGGAGATCACGACATAGAAGAAGAAGATTCTAATTGGTCTATAGTAACTAACCTAAGCTGTCCTAAATGTGCGTGTCATGTAGACGTATATTATCCGAAAGAAGATAACGTGGGGAAAGAGTGATGGATCTAATTACACTGGACTTCGAGACCTTCTATGACAAGGAAACATCTTTACGTAAGATGACAACTGAAGCGTACGTACGTGACCCCAACTTTGAAGTGATTGGGGTTGGTATCAAAGTTAACAATCAAGAAACGGAGTGGGCGAGTGGAACACATGAACAACTCAAGAGTTACTTACACACCTTTGATTGGGCGAAGTCTATGGTACTGTGCCATAATACTATGTTCGATGGTGCTATTCTTAATTGGCATTACAATATTTATCCTCGCGTGTATACCGATACTTTGTGTATCTCCCGTGCTCTTCACGGGGTGGAAACTTCTAGTAGTCTCAAGGCGTTGGCTGAGAGGTATCAGATCGGAGTTAAAGGAGACGAGGTACTCAACACCCTCGGAAAGAAAAGAAGAGATTTCTCAGAGGAAGAACTAAGTAGGTTCGGTGACTACTGTATTAATGACGTAGACCTGACATACAAACTCTTCTCTATCATGGTCAAGGGGTTTCCAAAGGATGAACTCAAGCTGATAGACCGTACATTGCGTATGTTTATTGAGCCTATCTTAGACCTTGATTTGAATCTGTTAGAACAACATCTCATGGAAACACGTTCTCGTAAGGATGACTTGTTACGCAGCGCTAAAGTTGAGAAAGCTGATCTTATGTCAAACCCTAAGTTTGCTGAACTCTTAGAGCAGTTAGGTGTGAAGCCCCCCATGAAGGTAAGTCCGACTACAGGTAAAGAGACCTTTGCCTTTGCTAAGTCTGACGAGGGGTTCAAGGCACTCGAAGAACATGAGAACGAGAAGGTGCAACTTCTTGTAGCGGCAAGGCTTGGTAATAAAAGTACATTGGAAGAGACACGGACACAGAGGTTCATTGATATATCCAAGCGTGGCCTGTTGCCTGTACCTGTAAGATACTACGCGGCACACACTGGACGGTGGGGTGGCGACGACAAGATTAATCTGCAAAATCTACCAAGTCGTGGACGCGATGGGAAGAAACTCAAGCGTAGTATCATTGCACCAGTGGGGTGTTCTCTGATTGATTGTGATTCATCACAGATTGAAGCGAGGGTGTTGGCTTGGCTTGCCGAGCAAGATGACCTGACCCAATCATTCAACGCAGGAGAAGATGTTTACAAGAAGATGGCTTCACGCATCTACGGAGTCCCCGAAGAAGATGTTGATAAAAATCAAAGGTTTGTGGGTAAGACTACAATTCTTGGTGCAGGTTATGGTATGGGTGCGGTGAAGTTCCAAGCACAGTTGCAGACGTTTGGTTTTGACATGGAACTTGATGAAGCACGGCGTGTTATTAGTATCTACAGAGAAGCGAATTGGAAGATAAACCAACTATGGCGCGATGCTCAGAACATGCTTACTGGACTGGCACGTGGTGAGAACATTCAATTTGGACTAGAAGGTGTACTCAAGGTGGTTGACGGTGCGATACTGTTACCATCAGGACTGAAGCTAGGCTATGATGATCTACAGTTTACACAGACAGATAAGGGTGTAGAGTTTGACTACAAAACAAGGCGTGGTCGCACCAGAATATATGGCGGTAAGGTGATCGAGAACGTATGCCAAGCGATAGCGCGTTGCATTATTGGTGAACAAATGCTACAAATAGCTAAGAAATATCGTGTCGTACTGACGGTACATGACTCGATTGTATGCTGTGTAAAGGACGATGTATTGGAAGAAGCGCAAGAGTATATTGAGAAATGTATGCGTTGGACACCTCATTGGGCAGACGGCCTACCTATCAACTGCGAGAGCGGTACAGGCAAATCATATGGAGATTGTGAATGAAAAAAGAAGAAGTAAAAAAATTAGATCTTGGCGAATCACATAGGTTAGATCGCGCAAGTTTGCGAGGTATAACTGAACGCTTTATGACAGACTCAACATCGGATGATGTAATCCAACAAGTTCTTGACACGTTTGCAGACTGTAGAAAGTGCGATAGTTTTACAGAATTTACTTATGCTGTTGATTCTAAATTTAAAACTTTGTGTGTTAAATGTGGGCACGAAGACGAATTTACATCTGAAACTAGAGAGAATAATTTAGGTGGGGTTACAATCCAAATTACTTGGGTTGATAAATCAAAGCTTCATTGATGAGTATAGCCCCGTGGTCATTTAGTAAGATTAAGGCGTTCGAGCAATGCCCCAAACAATTTTACCATATGAAGATAGCTAAAGATTACCCAGAACCACAAACAGATGCCATGCGGTATGGTACTGAAGCCCATCTTGTGGCTGAAGAATACATAAGAGATGGGAAACCAGTGCCTAGTAAGTTCTCCTACATGGAGGGGGCCCTGGAGTCACTTAACAAAAGACGTGGTAAGAAGTTAACAGAAATAAAGATGGGGTTGACCAGAGAGCTAGAGCCTTGTGGCTTTAGAGATAAGAATGTTTGGTGGCGTGGTATCGCTGACCTTGTTATTGTTGATGATAGTAAGGCGTGGGTCGTGGACTACAAGACAGGTAAGTCTTCTGCTTACGCAGACAAAGGACAGTTAGAGCTGATGGCACTCGCTACGTTTAAGTATTTCCCAGAAATAAAACAGGTGAACGCCGCATTATTGTTTGTCAAAATAAATAATATTGTTAAAGATAAGTATACTGAAGATATGATTCCTTCTCTCTGGGAGAAGTGGATGTCTAATTACAAGCGTATGGAGATAGCATACGAGAACGATATTTGGAACGCACATCCGAGCGGATTATGTAAACGCCACTGTGCAGTAATTGAATGTGTTTATAATGGGAGTAACTGATGCCATATACTAAATCACCTAGACCCTACAAGAAAGAATACAAAAAACAAAAGGAACGTGGGGAACACTCAGACAGAATGGAACGGCAACGTGCCAGACGTGCTTACGACAAGAAAAAAATAAACCGCAAAGGTAAAGATGTAAGTCACAATAAGATGTTAAGTAAGGGGGGCAGTAACAAAGACGGCACTAGACTGGAAAGCCCTTCAAAGAACCGTGCAAGAAACGGACAGAAGAAAAAGAAAAAATAAAATATACTGGAGAGTATTTTGAAGATTATTGACAACAAAGCTTTGTTGCTTAGAGTACGTGACCCTAACAGAGTTACAGCCCTCATACCAAAGAGCCAACAATTACCAGACAATAAGGTACTAGTTAACTGGGGGCTTGCCGAAGCATCGAGCCTTAAGACACTAAACATAAAAGCACCGTCACCCATTGAGGGTAGGTACAAGTGGACAGGCAAGCACAAACCCTTTGACCACCAGAAGACAACAGCAGGGTTCTTGACAATGAACAAGAGAGCCTTTTGTTTTAACGAGCAGGGTACAGGCAAGACAGCTAGTGCGATATGGGCGTCGGACTATTTACTACAACAAAAACTAATAAAACGTGTATTGGTTATCTGCCCGCTGTCAATCATGGATAGCGCATGGCGTGATGACTTGTTTACCTTTGCTACCCACAGGACAGTATCCGTGGCTCACGGTGCGGCGGCAAAACGTAAAAAGATTATTGAAGAAGGGTCTGAGTATGTAATCATTAACTATGATGGCGTTGCTATTGTAGCTGATGAGATAAAGAAAGGTGGCTTTGACCTAGTGATTGTTGATGAAGCGACCCACTATAAGAACGCACAAACGACACGTTGGAAGACACTGAACAAGCTAATTAACGAAGATACATGGCTGTGGATGATGACAGGTACACCCGCCGCGCAAGCTCCAACAGATGCCTATGGTCTAGCTAAGATGGTCAACCCCAGATCAGTGCCAAGGTTCTTTGGGTCATTCAAAGACCAAGTTATGCACAGGGTATCTCAGTTTACATGGAGACCCAAGCCCGATGCTACAGAGGTCGTGTTCAAAGCACTACAACCTGCGGTTAGGTTTACAAAGGAAGAGTGCTTGGACTTACCACCAATGGTGTATGTAAAGCGTGAGGTAGAACTCACACGGCAACAGAAGAAATACTACAAACAACTCAAAGACAAGTTAGTAATGGAGATTACAGGGGCAGAGGTCACGGCTATGAACGCGGCGGTAAGTCTGAACAAACTCCTACAGATATCGGCAGGGGCTGTATATACTGATGATGGGTCTACACTAGAGTTTGATATCAAGCATAGATACAAAGTGCTTCGAGAAGTAATTGACGAATCAAGTCAAAAGATCTTAGTGTTTGTACCCTTTAAGCATGTCATAGACATCTTAACAGACAAGTTACGGTCAGAGGGTATAACAACTGAAGTTATACGTGGCGATGTATCTGCACCTCAACGAACACAGATATTCAGAACCTTTCAGACAACCCCGAACCCACGCGTGCTGGTAATCCAACCACAAGCCGCCGCACATGGTGTCACGTTAACAGCCGCTAACACAGTGGTCTGGTGGGGGCCGACGAGTTCGCTAGAAACTTATGAACAAGCCAACGCTAGGGTGCATAGGTCAGGACAGGTACATAAATCTACCGTTGTGCAACTCCAAGGTTCTGCCGCAGAAAAACACGTTTACAGGTTATTAGATAAGAGAATCAACGTTCACACAAAGTTGATAGATCTTTACAACGAGGTACTTGACTAGCGTATCAATAGATACTATATATAAATTCTCGATAGGCAAAGGAGAGTATAATGAGCGACGCTACGGCTGAAAAGATGACCAGTGCATACATAAAGATACGTGCCGAGAGGTCAGCGCTATCAGCAAAATTTAAGGCAGAGGACGATAAACTTGTGAGACAACAAGACGTTCTCAAACGAGCATTGCTTGACTACTGTGAGAACCACGGTTTGGAAAGCGTAAGAACTTCTGCGGGATTGTTTTTTAGATCTACTAAGACGAAGTATTGGACAAGCGATTGGGAGGCTATGCATAAATTTATATTAGAGCATAATGTGCCAGAGTTTCTTGACAAGCGTCTTAACACGAGCAATATTAAGCAGTTCCTAGAAGAAAACCCAAACACAGTTCCTGATGGTTTAAACATCGATAAGGAATATGTAATTTCTGTAAGGAAGAAATAATGAGTGAACCATTTGTACCAATCGAAGATGTGGCGAAACATTTCTCTGTTTCCATATCTACTGTACGAGCGTGGGTAAGACAGAACCACATACCTAAAGATACCTACATTAAAATAGGTAATACTTATAGGTTTAACGTGAGTGATGTGTCTCATGCTTTAACTAATAAAGAGAAAGAAAGTGAACCTGCTAATAAGTGGGAGCAACACTTCGAAGAACCAACCGATATCGTTGCTGATATTGATTTAGACGACGATATATAAAACCCCTAAACCTCTTAAGGAGAGCGAAAAATGACTGAGATGTATATTATTGAGAATGTAGAAGCCCTATGGCCTAAAATTGACACCACCTATGTGTTTAAACCAAAGCCAATAGGTAGAAGTATGCCCTGTGACCCTTCAGAAAAAGACGCAGAGTATTCTATACAGTTTCGTATGGATAACGAGACAGCGAAGAAATTGTTTATGGCTATGTCAAAAAGCTACCAAGCTAACAGGGAGAAAGACTGGGATGAGAAACTATCAAACCCTTTCATTAAAGATGATGATGGCACTTATACCTACAAAGCTAACCTAAAAGGTAAGTATAGTTCGGGTTTATCTAAACCTCCTATGCAATTAGATTCCCAGGGTAACAAGTTACCTGCTGATTTTCAACTAACGACAGGTAGTACAGTCAATGTTGCCGTGCAGTTTAACCCGTATAAAGGTTACGGTCAAAATTCTGTAAACTTAAGGTTACGTGCTGTACAAGTTATCAAGCTTTCTGAACGAAGTGAGTACAATCCGTTTGGTAAAGTAGATGGTGGCTTCACCATAGAAGATGCTAATCCTTTTACTAAGACTGCTGAGAAGTCTAACGTGGTAAGCATTGCTGAACCTGTAGATGACTTTGATGAAGAACCAGTAAAAGAACCAAAGAAAGTTGTTAAAAAGCCCGCTCCACCACCACCCACGGCGGAAGACGACTTGAGTTCCGTACTCGATGCTTGGGACGATTAAGTCTCAATGGAACTCCGCCACGACTAGGTTTATACCGAAAAGGATATCTGCCGATGTCCAGTCGTGGTGTCTTTCGGCACTAGTGGGTGGATATTATGGAAACAAAAACATTTTTAAAGAGGATACTAGGTGACGACGGCTTTTACTGCGTATGTGCTTTTAGCGATGAGCGTAGGATACAGAAGCTATACCCCTCAATAGATGCGGTTGTAGACGCGTCTAAAGACCTAGACGAGCAAGGATTTGATATATACTTTGGGTTGTCCACGTTTGAGACAGGCCAATCACGTAAAGCAGATAACGTAAAGAACATCAGGTCATTCTTTCTTGACCTAGATTGTGGGCCGAGTAAGGAATACCCTACCCAGAAGGATGCGCTGACAGATCTGATTCGGTTTTGTAAGACGCTATCTTTACCTAAACCTGTTATGGTGAGTTCTGGTAATGGAGTGCACGTGTACTGGCTGTTGTCAGAATCAGTGGTGATTGACGACTGGTTACCTATAGCAACACGTCTGAAGAAACTATGTGCAGATCATAAACTACTGGCTGACCCTGTGGTCACAGCCGATGTTGCTAGGATACTACGCGTACCAAACACACATAACTATAAGAACGGGGTCGCAAAAGAAGTAAGTTTTATTGGCGTGCCTACAAATGAGTTAGTGGATTTTGATAAGTTCTCTGAGTTGTTAGGTGGGGAAGCTATACCACAACCTAAGAAAATGACGCCTAACTCTGTAGCTTCTTTGTTTATGGATAACTCTGATACTGAGTTTAAGGTCATACTATCTAAGACTGTGAAGGGTAATGGGTGCGAACAGATAAAGAATATAATACAGAACAGAGAAACTGTAAGCGAGCCCATGTGGAGAGCAGGGTTATCCATAGCAAAGTTCTGTGCTGATAGCGACAAAGCTATAGAACTGATGTCCAAAGGGCATGAAGGTTACGATGAGAAGTTAACAGAAGATAAGGTATCTCTCATAAAAGGGCCGTACCTTTGCAATAGATTTGATGAATATAACCCTGATGTCTGTACAAACTGTAAACATTGGGGCAAGATAAAATCTCCTATAACATTAGGTCGTGTGGTTAAACAGGCGCAGAGCGCTCCAGATATACCAGATTACCCCGCACCGTACTTTAGGGGAGAGAATGGCGGTATATATGTAAGCGTCAGAGGTGCTGACGGGGAGGAAGAACATAGACAGATATATCATAACGACCTGTACGTTGTTAGGAGGCTTAGGGATGTAGAGCTTGGAGAGGCTATCGTTATGCGGTTACATCTCCCAAAAGACGGTATAAGGGAGTTCACAGTACCGCTTACGGCAGTAACATCCAAGGAAGAACTACGTAAACAGTTGTCTATGCAAGGCATAGCAGTAGCGAGGATGGATGAATTAATGCAATACACAACAACATGGGTAAACGAATTACAGTCACAGAAGGAAGCAGATGAAGCACATAGGCAGTTTGGTTGGGCTAACGACGCCTGTGAGTCTTTTATACTTGGTAACCAAGAGATATTTAAAGACAAGGTAGATTTTAATCCACCATCTTCCCAGACTGCGGGGTTGTTTCCCTCGTTCGAACCAAAGGGTTCTTTAGATGCTTGGAAGGAAGCGATAAACTTTTACAATCGAGATGACTTTGAACTACACCAATTTGTAGTGGGTACATCCTTTGGTTCTCCTCTTATGCAGTTTCTACCCATACATTGTGCAGGATTACATATATACAGTAAGGAGTCAGGGGTAGGTAAAACCACCGCAATGTCAGCAGGTATATCTGTGTGGGGTAACCCTGATGACCTGATTATTCATGAAAGAGATACCTTTAACACAAAGATGAACCGTGGTGAGGTGTATCATAACTTACCTCTGTACATGGATGAGCTGACGAACACACACGGTAAGGAGTTATCAAACCTTGCCTATCAACTTACAGGTGGCCGCCAACGTGGACGTATGTCTAGCGGTAGTAACACAGAACGTGCCCGTGGCGATGCTTGGAAGCTACTCGCTGTAACTACAGGAAACACAAGCATTGTAGAGCGTATTAGTATCATAAAAGCCATGCCAAAAGCAGAGGCACAGAGAATACTAGAATGTAGGGTGAGCCGTATAAACTTTGAAACAAAAGAAGAAACAGATTCTTTTAGCACCGCCATACAGAATAACTACGGTCATGCGGGTGAGGTCTACATCCAATATATTATGAATAACCTAGATGCAGTGATTAAGCTTCTTGAGGAAGTGCAAGAGGTTGTAGATCGCAAAGCACGGCTAACTGCTGAGAACCGTTATTGGTCTGTCCTTGCAACCTCTACGATTGTCGGACTGATAATGGCAAAACGTGCAGGGCTTATCCAATATGACACCTCAAAGGTCTTCTCATGGATTATAGAGCGTTTAAAAGAGAACAAGCGTCAGGTAGCAGACATGAGCATATCTGTCGAAGAAACACTAAACGATTACATACATGAGCATTGGAGCAATGTGCTGTGGATTAAGAGCACTGATGACCTCCGTAAGCAAGATGACGGTGTTACGTCACTCGTTATCCCAGAGGCGCTCCCAAGGGGTAAGTTAGTTGCACGATACGAGACTGATTTGAAACGTGCGTACCTTGTTGTGAAACCACTAAAGCTATGGTGCGGAGAACAACAAATAAACTATAACTCGTTTATACATGACCTTACAAGCAAGCTGGGCGCTACTAAAGTAAAGATGCGTCTAAGTAGGGGCACGCATATGAACTTACCCCCAACATGGGTAATAGCTGTGGACTGTTCGATAGAGAATGAGAATAAGACAAGGGATACTGAAGACGAATGATCTCAGCCCTGACGGGGTAAGGATTATAGTTAATTGGGATGACATGGTAACAAGTTCCTCTGTGTTTATCTTGTGTGTCAATACCCAGGCGGCGATAGAGCAAGCCAAAAAAATAACCGATGCGAGGGGTTGGCAGACTGAAAGTCAGGTCAGAGTAGAGGATAACAAATTAGGGGTTCGCATATGGAGAACTGTGTGATATAGAGGGAAAGACAGGAAATAACTGTCACTCTCCACCCTAACTAGGCCGCTCGTGCTACCGACACGGGCGGTTTTTTTAATCAAACAACCGTAAACCCCGATCCCAATCGTTACGACTGTCTTTCAAAGTCTCTCGCATTTGTGGGTTTAAACGAATGCCGTTGTACATCTCTAAAGATGTTTTTGCGTGTTGCTTCATAGAACGGTCAATAGTTTCGGCAGTAATTGCGGCCTCTTTGTGCTTCTTACTAAACGCACGCATTTCTTTTCTTACGTCTCGTGCGCCGTCAAAGTCACCCATACGTTTAGCAACGTAGTATTGTTTTAATAACTTAGAACGTTTTTTACTTATGGCGGTGTCTATACCCTTGATAATATTGTTTCGCTCTTGCTCTAACATATACCCCGTAGGAGCAAAACCAAGGAACTGTCCTGCACGTTCGAGCACGTTTACATCATCGTAGATAATATCGCCACGTCTGGTTTTGTAACCACCTTCTGCATCTATGCGGCCTATAAATGGAAACGCTTTCATCATATTTGCCACACCTGCAGGTAGAAGACTTTCTGTACCACGCATTAATTCCCCGTTATATAAATCTTTTGCACCCCGTTGTATCCTCTTCGCACTGCTTAAGAATGGGCCACCAAGATGAAACCCTATTAAACCTTCTAAGTCAGCGTTTCTGTCAAACTTGTTTTCTTGTAATAATAGACCTGTTAATCTTATACGGTTAGATGGGTCAATGCCTGACATAGCAGGTACACCTTTATACCAACCCTCTCCTATTGTTTTGCGTACAACAGTATCAAAATCATCATCGTCTTCACCTGCGATAAGTAAATTGTAAAGTACACTAAACGCACCGTAGAGCGGTACACCATGAACACCTGCAAAGAATAACGCTGTGCCATGAACACCTGCTAATTGTTTAGCCGCGATCTTACGCTGTTCAGCGTTCATGTCAGAGTCCATCATAGTTTTTGCAGACTTCAACATAGTGTAATACATCTGAAGTCCGTAGCTCTTATACATAAACGCAACTCTACCAATACCTTTTTGTGTAAGGGCGGGGGCTGTTTCTAACACTGCTCCACCGTTGGTTTCTTGTGCTTGGCGTATTGCCTCTTTAGCGGCGGCTGTTTTCTGTTCTGTTGTAGCGCCTAGAAGATACTCAGTTCTACTTTGTTTATCGTTGGGTTTATATTTACCCATCAACTTCTCAAGCTCTAAATTATACCCCCCAAGTATTGTAGTTTGGCGGTTAAAACGTTCTGCGTGGTTAAAGAAAAAAGCCGACATGGAAGAAATACTATCTCCAATGGTACGTTTCCTGCCTGACTCATCAAGACCTAAAGCATCCTTTAAGAATGATGTTGTTAGTAGACCACGCTTCGCTGCCATCTGCACGGCGGGTTTCATAAGCTCGTATTCTGCTTTAAGGTTTTTAGGTATATCACTTTTTACTACGTAATCACCTTGTTCATTTCTATCGTACATCGCTAGTATATTATTTTTTGCTCCTCCAACAAGCCTACCTGCATTTGTAAGGTCAGATGCGCTCTGTTGGTATCCGTACTTAGCGCCGAGATATGGGAGCACAAACAACGGTACTTGAGATGTGTTAACTATGGCAGAGGATACGTTAAACCCAATGGTGTATATAAACGCAAACTGATTAGCTTTTTTCATAAGAGGTTCGCTAGGAGGGTTACGTGCAAAACCCCCTCTCTGCAGCAACTCCTTTTTTAGGTCGGCAAATGATGCGGTGATGGCCTCAGTGCCTCTACCTACAATGCTCTCGGCTTTCATCGCTGCAGGATCAGGTACTTTTAAACCGCTTATTTGTTGTTCTATATCTTTAATACGTTTACCATGAACTAGACGTTCAGTTTGACGCCCTAAGTCATAAGCTTTTATACGGAAAGCATCTAAAGAATCTTCTATAAACCCTTCAATATTTTCACGTTTTTTAAATGATTTAGCAAAAGAAGTTTCAGGTAAAGTATCAATAAACAACTGAACAATTTCTGTTCTTACATCTTCCTTAACATCTCCTTTTTTTAACGCGTCTAATGTTTTACCTACGAATGAGAATGAGGGAGCGTTCTCAAAATGCGCTTCTTTAAAATCACCGTCGCTAGTTTCAACTCTTTCAAACTTATTATCTTTTCTTATTTCTGCCGCCGCTCTATCTCTTTCTGTTTCGCTCTTAAACATGCGTACTACGTAAGACGGGTTAGCTTCAGACTCTGGCGCTTCATCTACGCTTTTGTATGCATAGGTTAGTTTAAAGTTACCTTCACGCGTAAGCGGAAAATACACAGCTAAAGTGTTTGCTCTAAATATTTTTTTAAACACACTACTTTTTAACTTTTTAGCAGCGTCAGGATCTTCTGCTAACGCGGCGTCTACACGACCAAAGAGTACGTCTTTTAACTTCTCGTACATGTTTCTATACGTATTACGTAATGCGGTGTACTGAGCTAACAGTTTTTTTCTATCCGCAGGGTTAAGTTTATTTAATTCTTTTTGTTGTAATTTCCATATATCCATCTTTTCAGATTCAGGATTAAGTTTTTCTGCCTCATACTTAGGGTCTGTAAATTTTTTATACTCGGCATCTCTATCTTTTTTAGTTTTAAATGACTTAGTTTTTAAGTCTCCCTTGTCGTTTAAATATTCAAATTTATACCTAAGATATTGTGCTTCAGCATCAGCCTGTGAAAGAAGTGGGTCTACTTGATTTATGGTACTACCATAATCTGCATCATAAATAAGTTTATCCATAACCACTTTAAGTTTAGGGTTATCTTTCCTAAAGTTAGCGAGATCGCGCATCACTACATCTAGTGCCGCATCGGACTCCATCATAGCTCCACGTTGTTCTTCTATTGCTATGTGTAGATTTTCAGCTAGTTTACCAAACCCAGCTTTTTCTGCTACGTCTGCCAAAGCTTGTGTACCTAATATCTTTAAAATACCTACTCTAGGACTTTTTCTTAAGTTTTTTAGAATGTCAAACATACTATTCCCAAAACTCTTTACACCGTCGTAGCTGTTAATTTTTTTCTGTATAGTACCAAACGCTTTTGCCATCTCGTTTACACCGCCCGCAGTTGCGTTTAGTAGTAACATGTCTGCGTTTCTATACTCAGGTGCAGGAGCTATAAGAGCGTCAAACAAGTTATCACCTTGTACTAACGTATCTATTGCAGAAAACACATCTAAACCTTTAAGAGAGTCATTTATGTTAGGTATGTAAGTTAGTGATACTGTAGGCGCTCCTACTAACTTACGCCCAAAGTTCGCTATTATATTCATAAATCTACGGTATACACTTACGGGTTCACCTTGAATATTTATTGATGCCAGTGTTGATTGAAACTCTGGGTTGCTCATAGCTTCAGAAACAAACTCATCTAAGTTGGTACTGCCACGAGCAGTTGGGATTAAACCCTTAACCTTTTTAAATAACGTGTTAAGCTGTGCTGTTGTGGGGTTAGATTTGTCGCTTAACTTGGCAGATACAACCGCATGTATCATCTCATGTAGTAACGTGTGCGTGTTTAAACCCTCTGTTGAATTTAAACTTATAGTGTTTGTTCTAGGATCAAATACACCTGCAGAATCTAAATCTTCTACTATTTCAAGTTTTGTAGTTCCTATGTTGTTAGCAAGTACTTTCGCTAATGCACTGACGCGTTTACTTTGGCTCGTGATCGATAGTCCTTTAAGTGCAGCTTCAAGATTACCTGCGGCTAACATTTCTACAACCACGGGGTGCATAGGAGTATCTAAGTTTGATACCGAATCTAAAGGTAATTTTTTCAACGCAGATTTTTCTCTAATACGGTCTATATTTTTATTAAGTTGCGCCTCAGTTATCTCACCCGCTTCAAACTTAGCTCTTTCATTCTCAATGTTAATGTTATTATCGTTTATAATTACCTGGTCTTCGCTTGTTTTTCGTCTTTTTATATAATCTGCTTGTGCTTTAAGAGTTCTTACTTCTTCTCTTTTTTGAGCTGCAAATTTTTCTTTAGCTTTTTCAGATAAATTCTCGTTAACCCATTTTTCTATGGAAAGCGCTGATGCTTCAACTGAGTTCTGCATTCTTTCATTAAGCGCGGCATCTAACTCGGTTACAGTTTCTTTACCTGTTTTTGGATCTTTAGTAGAAGATTTCTGTGTTCTTTTTACCTTTGCCGATATTTCATGTGGTGCGTCATCTAGCAACACATCTGCAGGATAAGGAGCTTTTCGTAACCGCTCTTGTACTTTAAACAACGGATTAGATTTAGGTAAAGTAGCACCTGTTACAAGGTCTTGTACTTTTTTTAAGTCTGAAGAATCTAACGCACCGCCTTTAGTCCCTCTATCATATGGGTCTGTGGCTACAGTAGAAAACTCTTCTTCGTATCTCTGTAATCTAGTTCTTCGCCCTCGTTTATCTTGTTTATCAAACGCTGCTTTAGTTGCGTTTATACTCTCTAAAGATGCTTGTTTTTCAACGTCTTTCCTTGCCGAAGCGTCGAGCCCTGCCTGTTCTCCTACAGCTATTTCAGCTAACTGAGCTTCATCTCTTTTAATCTCTGCTGCTTGAACTTCTTCAGTTTTTAATTCTCTAGCGGTTTGAACTTGAGCTGGGACTCTGCCTGTTTTAATGTCTACCGCTCTTTGATTTGCTTCAGCTCTACTTATTTCACCTGCTTCAAGTTTTCTTGCTACTACATCAAGATTAGCCTGTTGATTACGAGTCAACGCTGAAAGACTAGTTACTGTTTCATCTTTAAATATAGGCTCTTCTTCAACTGGGGTTTCTTTTAATGTATCGTCTCCAGTGACTTCTGTATCAACAGCAGGTCTAACGCTAGGCTCAGGGCTGTCCACTCTTGCCTCTTCAGGTGCATCAGGCTCCTTGGCATCCTTATCGTCTCTCGTTGATATAACATCTTGAACGCTAGCTCTACTTCCTGTTGTGATAGGCTCTCCAATATCTGCATCGGCTTCTCCTTTTAAAGGTTTAGCTAAACTAGGCTCCATTCTTGTTTGTTCTAGTACCTTACTTACAGACTCAAGAGGTATGTTAGCGTTACGTAAATCCTGCATAGTTTTAGATGATACTTCGCCAGTCCTACGTATTTCTTGCCTTGCACGCTCTGCAATTTTTATGCCTTCATCACGTTCAACAGATAACTCTTCGCTTGTTTTTGCTTTACCCTCTGTATCAACGCGTATAACAGCAGGAGTGCCTGGCGCTGGTAAAGCTGTAGGTCTATCTGGAGGGCCTTGCATTTCTGGCGGCCCTTGTATAGCTAATATTTCATCTGTTGGGTCTGGTTCAACTTCAGTTTCTAGCCTTGCGATTTTTTCTTGAGCTGCTGTTCTTCGAGCTTCTTCTCGCATTTCTGGTGTAGTTGCTCGTATATTACCTGCTGCACCCACAGTGCTACCGATCATACCTGCTGCTACACCTGCGTCTATATACTCACTAATAGCCTCATCGCTAGTCAACGATAATCCTGCTTGGGCACGCTCAATAACTTGTTGTCCTATCTCAGTAGGTACTTCAGCCGCTGCACCTCTGACTGACCCTTTACCTATTCTTGTAAGCACGCCCCCTTGTTTCATTAACGGCGTCGCAAAAAATCCTCCAACTAACAAACGGTCAACAATACCTTCTGCCGCTGCTTGTGGTATTGCAGATAAAAACGCTGCACCTTCGCTTACTTCTGTCTTAATTCCTTGTTCTATTGCTTCTTTCTGTCGTTGACGGTTCCAACCATAAAATAAAGGTAGTTGTGATAGTGCCGCTGCTCCTGCGCCAATAAGAGCTCCAGGTATACCTCCTCCAACAAGTGCTCCCGTAAGCGCACCTGTGCCAATACCAACACCCATAGGAACTGAAGACTCTGCTAAAGTTTCTCCAAAGTAACTTAACCCTGTACCAAGACCCTCTACGTCTTGCCGTCTTGTAGCTGATGCTTCTGCACGTTGTAGTTGAGCCTCGTTCTCTAACGCCATTTCAGCGCCATATTCTTCAAGACCCTCAAGTCCTAAAACACTACCTACCCCCTCTAAAGCAGAGCCTATACCTTCTCCAGTTAAGTCTACACTACGACGAAACCCACGTCCAAGAGCAGTACGTTTAGCATTCTCTGCATCTGCCCTAGCCTGTAAATAATCTTCTAGTGCATCTTCTGCTGACGGCTGTTCGGGTGTTAACTTAGCTTGTATAGCCTGTATGACCTGATCTCGCGTCGCGTTTTCTGGGCCTTCTATTTCATAAGTTTTACCGCCTGGGCCTTCTATAGAATATAATGGCATAACAATTCCTGTTTCTACCCTGTAATTTTTAATTCACCAAAACCGCTACTGTCTACAGTTGCGCTACCTCCTTGGTACCTACTTAATGTTGCTTCTAAAGCTTTTATTTGAGATATAAGAGCTCGCCCACTTGGAGTTTTACCGATAGATGCCGTAGCCGCTCCTTGTGCACTCGAAAGTGCTTTTTGTGTTGTTACTATATCACTTTCATCGCCGTCGTCTAAGGCTGCTTCAAGTGCTCGTTGTGCCGCTAACACCATAGGGTCTTGACTTACTAATATCTGCAATTGTTTACTGTAATTTAATAGTTGTGTTTGCGCTGCATTAAGAGTTCTTTGGTCTACTACTGACCTATTATATTCTGCAAGCAGCTCATTTGAACGTTCCTTTATTGCTCGTTCAGCTTCTTTTTCATCCATATCTTGCATATTTTTAGCAAAACTTTCTATGCCGCCTTGAGCTAAAGCACGTTCAATTTTTGTCATTTTTTCTTGGTAAGTCGGTAAATTAGAATCTACCGCAGGTGCAGGTAATGTTGCCGCTGGAGTTATTACTTTTTTGTCCTCATCTCCCTTGCCTGTATCTACTATTTTTTCGTCTCCCCCACCTTCAATTAGGCTACTAATACCTCCAGCAGTTCCTAACACTCCAGCCGACCTAAGTGGATCAAATTGCCTACTTGCGGCTGTTACGTCATCAGTTATACCTAGTCTTTTTGTAGCTTCTCCCATCGGTTGGCCTGTATTAATTCTATTTAAGTTACGTCCTTGCAGGCCAGGTTTAGGTTTTGTAAATAATTTTCCTACCCCTTTAGCTATTTTAGGAGCATATTTAGCCCCCATAGCTCCTAATTTTAATACTCCTGCTAAAGGACGACCTCCAGGCACAGGGGCAACAAGTGCAGCTAACGCTGCTGTGTTTAAAGCTGTTGCCCAAGGGTTTTCTTTTACGTATTCTATTATTTTACTTTGTGTCTCAGCGTCTACCTCTGCGCCTTCCACTTCTTGACCTTGTTGAAACCCTACAATGCCCCCTTGAGCCATACGTCTTGGGCCACCTTGTGCAAGAGCTTGAGCCATACGTGCGTCAGCTAAACCTTGAGGAGGTCTACCCCTGCGTTGACCACTTGCAAGAGCGTTCATTCTTTTTTGTGCGTTTCTTTGTTTGTTTTGTAAAACTCCAGACACACCTTTAGATACTTCGTCCAAAGATCTTTGCGCTAACTCTGCTTCATTCTTAGATACGACAGTATTAGCATCGGTCTCTTGTGCTAAAGCCATCTGGCGTTGCGCCGCTTGTTTTTCTTTTAATAATTTCTGTGCAGCTAAAGCTTTTAGTAAGTCTCCGCCCACTTGTCCTTGCGGTCTACGTTGAGGATCTGCTGCTGCTATTTGAGGCATCGCTCCAGCTATTCCCTGAGACATTGCATTTGGATCTATCATGTACTTGTCTCCTCTGTATTCTTTTTAGTAGGCTTACCTAACTCCCTAAAGAAACCTGCTAACGCACCGTAGTCTTCAGAAAATTGACCTACATCACTAAGCCCTTGGGTAGAATATTGTTGAGCTTCTACAGGTAATCCTTGAAGTAGTGACTGCATATACTGCACTTGTTTGTATGGGTAATCGCGCTCTTCTCTAAACTGCGCTAAATCTGCTGCAATACCTTCAGACTCTATACCCCTTTGTTCTTCTCCTATATCATATAGTTTTTGTATAGCGCCCAACCCATATCTGTTAACGTCATCTTGTGCACCTCTTGCTCGATCTTGCTCTATATTAAACTGCCCCATAGCCGTATCATAAGCTCTACTATAGCCTGTACCCACTATGTCAGATAAATTAGACTGAAGAGCTCTTTGGTTTTCTGCGTCAAGTATTGCCTGACGACTGCCACCAAAAGCACCTGCTTGTGTCATACGAGTAGCATTTTTTAACCTATCTATATCTGACTGCCGTCTCGCTTCTTTAATCTGTGGATTTAATGATGCCATAAGGTAAGGATTCATGTACCTAGCAGCGGCATCTGCTGTAAACGTGTCAGGAGTAAATGCACCCATGTTTTCTGTTGGTAAATTTAAACCGCCAATGCCTTGAAATGCACTTGTCTGTAACTCAGATTGCCCTGCTGTTAACGGCCCAGTATAACCTTGATACCCTTCATCAGCTAAAGCTTGACCTCTACCAAGCATATCAGTAACGTAATCACCCGCCCAATTAGATAGAGCAGATTCTTTACCTAAGATGTCACCTTCTTCTAATGCCATTATTTATCTCCTCACGCTACTTTTGGTAGCAATTTTTTAGGGTCTATTTCCTTACCCTGCTTGCCGTTTCCTGTACGTGCTTCGCGCACTTCAACTAAAAACTCGTCTAAAACTTTTGCTCCCGCATCTGAATTACCGTTACCAAGGTGACTAACTACGTCAGCAGGTATGACATATTCTCCGTCACTTAGAGCCGCAGGTTGTACTTGATCTATTTCAGCAGGTATTTTATCAGCCATACCATCAGTAGCCCCAGCTAAATATCGACCTTCTCTTAACTTAGCTATACCACCTGCCGCGTATGAGCCTCGTCCTGCTCCTGCACTTTGGCTGTAGGGAGATATGTAAGAATCAGACACATCAATATACCTAGAAGCAACATCTTTTAGCGTGTCTCCTGTGTAGTCTGGTACAGCAGGTAATAGGTCAACCACACCAGAACCACCTGTAGTAGTCTCTGCAACGGCTTCTGAGGGGGTGTAGGGCGTTATAGCCGCAGGAGAAGCTTGACGTGCTGGATTAGCTAGATTAGCGGCTGCGAGCCCCAATGCTTGTTCATCAGAGGCAGTTCTTGCAGTCGCAAGTGCAGGGTTAATAGATGCTATACCATCATCGTCTATAATTTCTTTAGGTGTAAACCGCATATCAGAAAAATAACGTTGTCCACCACTACCTGGCCTACGAAGAGGGTCATATGTACCACCAACACGAGATCTTGTAGCTCGGTACTTAGGTATTTCTCCTTGATAACCTACAGGAGGTGGAGTTCCACTACCAAGCACACCTGTTGCACCGCCTATAGCTCCAAGTATCCCTGCAGTTTTAGCGTAATCTATTTCGCCTTTATCATCATAAAATACACTCTTAAATAAAGTATTATCTTCAGTGCCAGTCCCAGTTCCTGAAACAAAATTCCATATATCACCAAAAAAACTCATTATCTATCTCCATTTTTATACATCAAACTTTAGCCCTGTTGTATAATTGTAGTATTCTATCTGTTGTTTCGTCGGAACTTTCAGCAGTTTGCCTTACATATGGACTAGTTATACCTAATTTTTCCGATTCGTCCACTGAAAATAAATCTACTAGGTTACCTAATTGATCAGTTTCTTGATTTAATATGTCTGGGTTCATGTCTGCAGCGGCAATTAACTGTAAAAAATTGTCTTGATTAATGTCTTGCGTGGATTGAGGCGTAACTTCCTCTCCCGTACCAACCATTTCATTTATATCTGGAAGAGCATAAACTCTACTACCTGCATACCGTCGTTCTTGATCAGGAGTAGCAAAAATATTACGCCCGCTTATATCAAACAAATAATCAATTTGAGCAAGATTTAGATCACGAGTTTTATCACTCTCTAAATCACGACGTTGCTGTTCTTTTCTGCGTTTTAACCGCCTTCTTCTTTCTTCTTCTGGTATGGTGACTGTTGTATCGGTAACGGTATCAGTAGCTATATCCGTAGCTGTGTCTACAATCGTATCTGTCGTTGTATCTGTGTTAGCGTCTACCTCAGACTTTATAATGTTTACAACTTCTTCAACGGCATTTATATCTGCATCTGTTACATTGTTAGTATCCCCGCCAAGAATAGCTACAACGTCATTAGGAGTAACATCTGTAGTGCCTACTGTGGTATCAGTATAGGGCGTGACAACTGTAGTATCTGTACCTGTATCTGTACCTGCAATCGTATTTATAACATCTGTAACATCTGCACCTGTTGTTTCTGTACCTGTAACGTCTGTACCTGTAGGTGTATCCCCTGTCTCACCTTCAAGGTTTTCTATAACATCTGTAACGTCTGTACCTGTAACGTCTGTACCTGTAGCTATCTCGCCAAAAGCAGAGTAAGTTCCTGTTTCAGTATCAAAGACTAAATCTTGCCGCGTACGTCTGGGGTCACCGAAGAAACCATCTGCATCAAATGGGTCAGTTGCTATGTCATAACTTGTTTTAGTTGTTTCACCTGCGGGTATCTCTCCTGTTGCCTCTAAATCAACGAACGCATCTTCTGCGGTATTTAAACCTACAATCTCACTGCCAAAATGCACATTGCGAATATCTGAGTTGTTTGAGTCATAAATTTCCACAGGGTACAACCCTACCTCTGGAGTAAGAGAAAAATCAACAGTTTCAGAAGCGTCGTCACCAGCGTTTAGGGGGCCATAACTATCTAAATGAACTAGTTTTGCTGTATTATTTGTGGTGTCGGGGATAAATTGTACGGGTATTCCTGATTGAAATATACTACCAATAGTTGTTTTATCATTTTCATTCATGTAAACAGTTTTACCGCTACGAGGTTGAAGCCCCGATTCTTCGGTATCGTCACGGGCTGCACGAGTCCTTTCAGTTGTAGAATCAGACGTTAATTCGTAAGTAGAACCTTTAGCAGTTGTAAAGCCTGTTATTCCTGTAGGTGTATCCCCTGTCTCACCTTCAAGGTTTTCTATAACATCTGTAACGTCTGTACCTGTACCTACAAACTCGTCAGCAGGTGTTACATCTAATTGAGCTTTATAATTATTTACAGTGCTAGTGTCTAAAGTTTTGTTATTTTCTGCACGAGTAAGAATACTTTTCCACGTATCGTTTGGAGTATTAGCTATGGTTTCATCAGTTGCATCATTGCCCGTCATCGCTTCAAAAATAGCTCTAAATTCTGGGTTTGCTTGTGTATTTAACGACATTATATCGTTGAAATTTTCATTTCTTGCAAACTCTGCAGGCGACACTCCTGCTTCTTCTAACGTAGTAAACGTATCATCTATTGTTTCTGTTGTATCTGTATCTGTACCTGTAAGTGTATCCCCTGTTTCACCTTCAAGGTTTTCTATAACATTTTCTATTACAGTATCTTCTGTTATACCTTTAGGTATCTCTCCCGTTGCCTCTAAATCAGCGAACGTAGTTTCTGCTGTATCAATTTCTGTTTCAGCCTCAGTATAATCAGAAACCGATTTTGCATCTTCAAACTCATTGGCAAAATTAGGGACAAAAGCTGATCCTACATATTCTGAGGTTCCTTCAGGAGAGGTGCTAAAATTTCCTTCATTATCTACAAATACATCACCTTTAACTATTGAGTTACCTGCACCTTTTGTTATTAAGTTGTATAATGCAGTTCCTGGAGTTAACGTACCAACTGCTGTTGTTGTACCTGCAGCTCCTCCTGCAGCTCCCAATAACACGGCTCCACCAACGCCTTCGTTAGGATCTGTACCCAAGTATTCTGTTGCTTTGTTAGCTAAATATGTTTCTATGCCTTCCCCTACACCCTCAACTCCTGTATTTGTAATAACAGCAGAAGGTAAGCCGATTAATTTTGCAAATTTAGGAGAAATAGAATTAACAACGCTTTTTACACCAGAAACAGCCGCCATTTTTGCGACTGCTAAATCAGCTACAGCGCCAACATTACCTGCAGCAAACGCGTATTTTTCAGCCCTATCTTTTAAACGGTTGATAGCTTCAGTTTCATCTCCATTGTAGATTTTTAATAGAGCTTGATACCCAGGATCGTTCTCTAAAGTACCATTTTCTAAAGCAGTATTAATAGCTCTATCTATATCTTGTCTAGCCGCTTCTGACGCTGCTGATTGAGATATGCCATAAGCTATGGGAACACCTACAAACGGGATAGCCATCAAACCAAGATCAAGAAAAATATCTCCTACTTCTTGAGCACCAGTCATCGCTGTGGCTATTTTATCAGTTCCGTAAGGACGCCCTGCCATATCTAACGCAGTGCCATTTACTATCTGCTCTATTGTTGTACCCTCTGCGGGTAAAGCGTAATGTTGGCGTACACGCATCTCGTCTGAAATTTTAGCGTCTTGGCTTTTAGACCAGTTACTTAAGTAGTCAGCAACGCCTTGCATAGTTTCTGTGCCAAAGGTATATTGGACGTAATTAGGATTAAGTACATCTGTTCCAGTAAGTACGCTTTCATAACTTTCATTAGCAAGTTCAGCAGCGCTTATAGCATCTAAATTAGTGGTGTCAGGGCCAATTCCAGCTCCTTTAGGGTACGAAGACATGCTATACATGCTTATACTTGCCATATCTTCGTCAGTAAGTCCGTAGGTATTGTCATTAGCAGACCAACCACCAATTAAATAATCGTCGTGTCCATCGAGAAATTCAATAAATTCATCTGCATTTTTACCTAAACCTGCAGCGCTTAATGCTGCCTCTTCTAAAAACCCCGAACTTATATTATAACCAAGGTCTCTAGCGTGGTTTATACCAACTTGCATTAATTCAGACACTTTAGGAGCCAATAACGCTTTTGCTTGTTTTGAAGTTGCGTTAGCTCCAACGTAGTCTATCGCACCGCCTTCAGCGATAATACGGTCAAATTCGTCTTCTGCTCTTCGCCTATCTATTGGAGTATCTATAGTTACAGGTTCGTAATCCGCTAGGTAGGAAGTATCTTTTTCTTCTGCCACATCAACTGCATCTTCGGCTCCAACAAAATCTCCTGCTTCTGTGTCATCATATAAAGATAATATGTCTTCAATATCATCTGTTTCTTCTTCAGGTTTTGAAATTATATCTGTTAGATCGCCTATAGAAGCTACGTCAGTAAACTCCCTTTCATCTACAAATCCACTGTCTGTTTCTATAGGATCTGCGTCTGATATACCTAAACTAGCTAGTTCTTCTTCAGCAGTGGTAGCCTTTTCTGCTTCTTCCGCTAGTCTAACCTTTTCTGCTTCTTCCGCTAGTCTAACCTTTTCTGCTTCTTCAGCTTCAGTTTTTAAACGAGTAGCTTCAGCTTTTTCTTCAGCTAATCTAACCTTTTCTGCTTCTTCTGCTACTCTAGCCTCTTCCGCTACTCTAGCCTCTTCCGCTACTCTAGCTTCTTCTGCTACTCTAGCCTCTTCCGCTACTCTAGCCTCTTCCGCTACTCTAGCCTCTTCCGCTTCTTTTGCTTTAGCAATTAGTTCTTCATTAATTTCGTCATATTCACCAATAAATCCTTCGGCTTCTGTTTTAGCATCTGCTAAAGCTATAATACGTGCGTCTGCGGCTGCGTCATCTTTTTCATTCTTAAGCCTGATTGCTTCATCATTACGTTCTTTTGTATGAGCATCGTTTAGGCCTAAATCTACGCGGTTTGTTACAGCGTTTTTGTAGTTGTCCATAGCCGCTGTAGCACTATTCATAGCCGAATCTGCTGCAGATAAAGCTGCATTTTTTGCTCGGAAAGCGTCGCCGCTATCTACTATCATGCCTTTGGCTTGTTTTTTTGCTTTTACAGCACTTTTATAGTTATCAGACGCTGTATTATAAGCATCTAAAGCGTCTTTGTTTGCTGCGTTTGCACCGTCTGCGGAGCTGTGTTCCCCACCATTTACATCGTAAAATTTAGTTTGTGGGGGTAATATTAACTCATCAATCTTTGCGTTTAGGTCTTTGACCCCTGCAGCATTTAGAGTACTATTAAACGCACCTAAAGCGTCGCCTCCTTTAAGAGCAGCAACAGTGGCGTTTACAAGTCCATCGGTAATATCACCGTTAAAGTTGCTGTTTTCTTTAAGAAGTCCTGATACCGTCGCTGTTGTTGCTACCACTGCAGCTTCGCTAATATCTCCCCCTGCGTCTATATAAGCTTTAATTCCTTTGTTAAGAGCGTTTTCAGTGGTTTCGTTAAAAGTAAACTGCCCAAAGTCTCCAGAAGGAAGGTTATCTTTTATAACATTTGTAGCAGCAGAAGCTATTTCGGCAGTCGCACCCCCCAATAATGCACTCCTTAAATCGCCTCCTTGTATCGCCCCTTTTACACCAGCGCCAAGAATATTACCTGTTGCGCCTGTAATAGCTTCAGAAACATAACTACCTGCTTTTGGTGCAATATACCCTAACGCCGCAGACTTAAGTACATCGCCAATATTACCGCCTTTTGCAAGTGTGTCTGCTGCATTTATAAGGGGAACAGCCCACTGCATTCCTGGAGTTATTGTAGCTGCAATAGTAGCAATAGTGGCAATGGGGTCATCTATTACGGCTTCTACAACGTCGCTAACTGCAGTCGCTACAGGCTGTATAATTTCTTCAACAACAAAAGAACCAACGTCTTCTACTGCGCCTATTACAAACTCAAAAACATCGCCGATAGCATTTGCTATAAACATGTTATGCTCCTACCCCTAAAGGTTCTTTGCCCAAATTAATATAAACAACGTATTGGTCATTTTGACTACGGGCTACAGCAATATTAGAGTCTTTGTTAGCCATTTTTTTCTCTAAAGCTCTCATTGCGGGTAACAAAGTTTCTCCTTTAAATTGAGAAGCGTAGTGCGTAAATTTTTTACCTTGCAAATAACCTAAGTAGTTTAGAATATTTCGTATAAAATTACGTCCTGTGTCTACATTGAACGCACGTCCGACCATCTTAGTTTTGTTTGCGCCTTTACCCTTATGCCCAAGAAATACAGTGTTTCCTACTTGTACCAAGTCTGCGCTTTCCATTGACGCTTCTTTAGCAACAGATGCTAACATGGCTTCTACGGGTATGTTATCTTCGTTTAACTGCTCTGCGGCGATAGCCATAACCTGACCTGGAGCGATCTTCTCTTGGTTGCTATCGATAGTTTCCATAATTCACCTAAGTTATTTCAAGCACACTGGCTACTACATGTAGTCTATTTGCTGTAGCAGCGGTAACTTTTAGTATTTCAGTCGCTTGCACTACTAACGGTGCAGTTAACAGCTCTACAGTACCATTTGCTGATACTGACTTAGTTTTAAATAAACTATACACATCGCTGCTATTAGTCAAAGTCAAAGTTATGGTGTCAGCGTTGCCAGAGTCTTCAGATACGATAATAGACTTAAAAATAGCCGTTGTCGAGGCAGCGCAAGTATATAAAGTCGTAACACTTGTAGATGTTAAGTCTAGTTTTGCATTTGTATAAGTATTTGCCATCTAACTAACAAACCACCCAACTGCATCAGACTTATCTGCTAGAGAAGTATCTCGTAGTACACTGTCTAATTGGTTAAAATATAAACGCAGAATCTTGTTAAACTGTTCAAACTCTGCAGCGCTATATTCTGTAGGGGGGTAGGGTAGAGCAGGGGCACGAAACTCTACAGTATATTGATCAGCCATTAGCGTCTCCCATCTGTACGTAAGTCAACTCTTGGAGAACCTAACTGCCATTGTACACCTGTCGTGCTAGATTCTATCTTCATAGACATCTGCCTACCTCTCACACGTGTGTGAATCTGGCTTGTATAAGCCTCAACAGGAGAAGTAGCAGAGCGCGTAACTGCACCTGTGTTTACACCACTTTCTGATGTAGGCGAGTTATAACCTGAACCTGAAGCATTTAGTGGGAAGAATGTCATATTTATAGCAGGACTATCAGCCGTAGACCCCTCAAAAGAAACATCAGGTAAAACACGAGACATCAACATAAACTGATGCCCATCATCTAAATCAAACTCTGAAGAGGTTATAAAGGCAGAAATAGCGGCGGCGGTGCTTGTTTCATTGTCATCAATACCGTTTTCATGGTCAACCAGTAACGAGTTATAGGTAGCGGCAAGTGGGTAAGCACGTAGACCTGAGTCAAGCCATGCTGTACGTGCCATAGAACCATAGTACCATATGTCTTCGAGGTAGTTATACACCACGTATTTATCGATACTAGATGCACCTGCTGAACAATAGAACCACCACACCTCGTGGAACGCTTCGTTACTTCCTCCAAATACTTGGTTATACTGTAGAGGATTAAAGTCTGTGAATACGTGTTTACGTAAGTCACAAGGGAGCGGTTGAGCTCTACCATCATATTTATAGAACTTGTCCTTACCCATCCAGTAAGACACACCGTTGGCGTAAGCGACACTATTTTGCGAAGTTATCGAGATTTGCTCTCCAACAAGCGTTGCGCTCCACACACCTGAGCCTATACCGACGTACTGTAAAGAATATAAAGATGAGTCTGTCCAAACAAGAACCTCTTGTCGTGCTTGGGATGCAGTAACTATTTCTGTACCACGGGATAATCTTAAGCTACCTGCTTGGTTTGTAGCTGCAGGAGTCCAATTTGTGGCGTCTTCTTGGTCAGACCAACGAATAAGCATGGGATCTTTTGTTGCGGAACCAAGTACATTTGTACCAAAACAAAAGACAAACCTGCTAATATCTGACACAAGTATAGAATTCTGTACTGTTGGCACATTTGAAGCCCCTGCTTTACTAGACAATAAGACCGCACGGGTAGTTAACGTACCTGAAGCGTCCCAGTAAAAAATAGCCCCGTCTCTATGTCCAAATATTAGGTCTTCACCAAAGTTTTGTTGTGACCATATACGTAAGGTTTCTGTATCTGAGATACCTTGTCCCCAAGCACCAGAACCCCAACCACTAGCACCCCAACCAACAAGAGGGTTAGCAGATGATGCACCTGTGTTTATTTGGTAAGCACCTACAACAGAGCTACCGCCGTTCCCTGAG